AGGGCCGAGAGAGAGGCTATGAACACATCGCGCCAGAACGCACGCTCCGGCTGCGTCATCTGGGGGTCGCTTGCCTTCCGTCTGTCCATGGAGACGGAATATAAACCAAGATTAACTATTAATCAAGGTGAATAATCATCTTGGTTAGAGGCGCAATTGTAAACTTCTGTAATTGAGTGACGGCGGTCTCAGTTGGATCGTCGGCATACTGCGACGCTAGCGCCCGCTTAACGGACGCTTACGTGGGTTTACTAGGACTGGAGGGGGCTAGGAATGCGCAGTTTCACGTTGGATAACGTGACTTGGATCAAGTTTCGGGAGTTGCCAGCTTCTTATAGCGGCCCGTGGCGGCGGCCTTGCCTTGCCCGAAGACGACATAATAGGGGTCAGCTTCAAAATAGGCGCAAAAGCGCAAGAAGTTATCGAGGCGGACGTTCTTATTAACCCCATTTTCGATCATGGAAAGGGCTGGGCCCGTAATCCCCATGATCTTCGCTACTTCTTCTTGTGTAAGGCCCCTGGAGAGGCGTAGCGCCTTCATCCGGTCCCCCATGGTCTCCATTAGGGGATGATACGGGGAACGCTCCTCATCAAGAGTATGGCGGTCGTTGACCCCGGTATTCATCTTGATTAAACTGCGGCTATGCTGGTTAGCACCGCCGTTTCGCACCTTAAGACCTCCAGAGCCCTTGCGCGCCTTCTTGGGGTCTCCGAGCAAGCCGTCTGTCAGTGGAAGAGCAAACGATCCGGGATGATCCCTGAGCTTCGAGCGCGACAGCTCGCGGAACTCACTCACGGTGCGCTCCCGTTTGACCCGCGGGCTTATGCCAAGGCCCGGCAGTGATTAATTTTTGGTCTAACACGGGTCGGAAACCCTAACACGATGTTAGACCTAATTAAAGTACGTCTTTACATATCTGCCTTAAGCGTGGCAGAGGAAATGGCTTGTTTCGTAGGCTTTTTCCTACTTTGAACTTAACAGTTACAACACTCCCATTGATGCAGTACAGCACGTTGTTCGTCTGTGCTCCGTGCGGTAGGACACGTAAGGATTGCGCCGCAGCACTTCCCCCGCGCGGCGCTGCCTCAGAGGCCCGGGACTGGCATTCCCAGCTCGGGCCTCTTTTTACGATCAGTGAAAAGCCCCAGACGGGCGGCCTAACCACGGCTGGGGCTTTGACGGGCAGTGACGGAAAGCAGTTTGCCCGGTTAAAGTCAATACTAACACGGTATTTATTTTGAACACAATAAATACCTTCCCCTGCCCTGGATGCGGTGAGCCCAGCGTTATGAGCCGGCGGGGCCGTGGTTCGCTGGGTGTCATGTGCAAGGCGTGCAAGCGTGCGGCTAGAAGCGCGCTGGAAAAAGTGTGGCGCGCCGTGAGAAAGGGGCTGATCGCGCGCCTTCCTGACGGGCGCAAATGCGCCGATTGCGATGCTCTCGCGGTTGTATGGGAACACCGCGATTACCGCAAACCGTATGAAGTAAACGCGGTCTGCGTGCGCTGTAACAAAAAGCGCGGGAGTCCTCTTAGAAAGCTTTGGGGCGCGGCCGTGAAATCCGCTAGGCGCCTCGAGGCGGAATTACTCCACTACTAGGGGTGCGGGTCCAGTGGACGCGGCATGCAAGTGAGAAGCCGCGTTAACCGCCTAGAGAGTTTGGCTCTCTAGAAAGTTGCTCACACCGGGACGGCTCCGTAGGGCTGTTGTTCTAGGGCATTGGCTTAGCCGTAAGGCTAAGACTGCCCGGAACTCACCATAGGGCTGATTAAGAGTCCATGAGCAGACAGATTGAGTATGACCCTGAGCCTAAGAAGCGAGTGAGCTTCCAGAGGATGCAGGAGATTCTGGCAAGACATGCTGAGCGTACGGGTAAGACAGAGACGACAAGTGCGAAAGCCGAGATTCTTGATTCCCCAACCCCTTTTAAGGGGTCTTCGGTTCCTGCTGAGCCGAAGACTCGCGAGAAGCTGAAATGGAGTGCTTACCGTGACGGTACTACCGTTTCCAAGGACACGATCATTGCGCCGGGCTACGCGATTCTGCGAGCTGCAAGAGGACTGGGCGAGCATTGTTTCATTGCTTTCAAGATTGTCAGCGGCAACAGGACCGTTATCGGATCGTTCAACACCGCCAACGAAGCCCGCGCGTGCTGTGAGGAAAACCGGAAATGAATGACTTCGAGATCATCGCAGGCCCGATAGAGCCCGAAGCTGCCCGGATCTTCATGTACGCCCGCGCGTTTGCGGAGATCAACAAGGCCCAGCTGTTGCAGGAGCAGCGCGTTCAGAACCTCACCGAGCGCATGGCGTGCCTGGATGACGATATCGAGCGCATCACCAACATGATCGGGCGCATGAATGGCGCTCCAACACTGTGGCCGTACCAGGATGACACGCTGAGGCGGGTATGAATGAGGGCCGCGCACCCAAAGTGGGGCATATGAACTACGGCACTCTGAGCCGCGTTTACTGTCCCAACTGCCTGGAGGAGACGATTCACAAGCGGGGGAAATGCGTGCGGACTGGATGTAACCACCGGATGCCCTACGCACCCCCGCAGAAAGCGATTCTGCCCAAGAGCACGCGCCGAGGGATGGAAAACGCTCAGAAAGCCAACGCCCGCAAGAGGGGACAGCGCGCAACGTCTGCACGCCATGCCGCATGGGCCCAGAAGCGTATGGATATCGCGCGGGTGTTGCACTCGAATCCCGGCCGCACCTTCGTGTCGATCGGGGACGAGTGCGGGTGCTCTGCGGATATGGTTTCGAGAGTGGCCGCAAAGATGGGCATATTACGTGCGTAGAGCTGCGAGAAAGGACGAAACGCAGAAAGCCATCGTAGACGGGCTGCGTAACGCTTTCTGCAAGGTGAAGGTACTGAACGACACGCCCGACCTCCTGGTTCAGTCCCCGTGGGGGGAGATATTCGCGCTTGAGGTGGATGGAGTCACGAAGAATCGCAGACGCGCCAAGGCGCAACTTGAATTTCTGGATGCGTGGAACATCCCGCGTGTCTCAACGCTAAACCAAGCAATCCGGGCCGTGTTTGGCCCTATAGGAGCTAAGTAATGCCCGTTCCAGTTATTGTCCCCAGTACTGCGGTCTTTACGTGGGTGGATGCCACAAAGAATACCGATGGATCAAACATCGTAGCCGGCGAGGTTACGGGGTTTGTGATCGGTATCCGATCCACTACGGTCGCCGGCTCTGTCGCCGGGACCTATCCAATCAACTCGCCCTCAATTGCAGCCAGTGCGGTCAGTGAGGCCGTTTCACTCATTACGCCGAGCCTTCAGCCCGATAATTATGCTGCCGCCATCAAGAGCACCGGTCCCGTGCCCAGCGCCTGGTCAACGGAGGTCGCATTTGCCATCGCACAGCCAGTGCCAGCGCCCCCCACGGGTTTTTCGGTTGCTTAGGCCTTTGGTTGAAATATTGGGCTGGAGTTGGGTCTAAGCCGAAATGCTATCTGTGCCAGGGGCTTTGAATTTGCCCGTAAAACCCGCAGATGGGAAATCCCGCTATCGAATGGCGGTTGAGAGATACGGACGTGAGTACTTTAACCGCGCGGTGCGCGCGTGGCGTCTCAGGAATCCCGAGACGGCCGCATTAAGAGCAGCTCCGCCAGAGATTCGGAGGGAATACAGCAAAAGAAATCGAGAAAAAAATAGGGCGAAGAGAAATGAAGAAGCATCAGCGTATTACTACGCCCATCGGCAAGAACGGCGCGCCAAGGGAACGGCGTGGAGGAAAGCCAATCCGGGCAAGGTGAATGAGGCCACCACCCGGAGAAGGGGCAGAGAGAGACGGGCGATGCCTGCATGGGCCGATTTATCAGTTATGGCGGAATTTTATGCCCGCGCGTCGGACATTTCCCGCGTTACTGGAGTGAGACACGTGGTTGACCACATCGCTCCTCTGCGCGGCCGGCTGGTAAGCGGCCTTCATGTAGGGGACAACTTCCAAATCCTCACTAATGCAGAAAACTTAAAAAAGGGTAGGCGGTGGGAGCCGTGACCCGCGAGGAATGGCTTTCTGTCCGCAATACCCCCGCGAACCTATGGAGGAAGCGGGGCGTATTGAAGTGGCGCGACGGTACCTATAAACCCGGAATCAAGGCTGCCAAGCGAAAGGCGTCCAATGTCCCGAAACCTAGCCCCTGATTTGGCTTATGCGGACGCGATGATCGAGCGCTGGGCGGAGTGGGGGAGGGCGGCAGTACCCGGGGCGTGGCCTGAGATAACCCTACTGGGGCGGGTTATAAAGCAGGGATTCACCGGGGCCGCACAACATGGGCCCGTGCCTGAGATGGGGGAGGAGATATATGCCGTTGAGCGTGCGGTCTTAAGCCTTCGCCCGCTCGAGCGCAGGGTAGTCGTAACCCACTACATGCACTGGCAGCCCAAGGAGGTCAGCGCCCGCTTCTGTCAGATGAGTTCGGGGCAATTCGACCGCCTCCTGCATAGAGCCCGGCGGCGTGTTGCCGATCATATCGGCGGATACTTTTCTCGCGAGAATTGGCATGTTAAACAGAGAGCATGAATAGGTGCGTGTATGCCGGATAAGCACAAGGGCGAGAAGTTAAGCCATTTCGTCAATCGCTATATGTCCTCGCCCAAGGCCCGGAAGGACTTCCCCAACGCCAAACAGCGTGCAGCAGTTGCGTACTCCGAGGGCGGCGAGCGTAAGCGCAAGTAATGGATCTGCATGACGAAGCAAAGATGGCCGACGTTATCCCTGCCGGGGAAACGCTCCGCATGCTCAGGGACCGGATCCTCCTTGAACCGCTTGACTGGGAGCCCTCGAAGATTCTCGAAGTGGTCCGCAAAGGCCGGCCGGTACGCGGAGTGGTCAAAGCCGTCGGCCCCGGTTCCAACCCCAAGAAGTACAAGCGAGACGAGAACGGACAGCGAAAGTCCTTCGTCTACTCCAAAACCTACGTAAAGACCCAGGTTAAACCCGGAGACGTAGTGAATCTCGGGGGCCTGAATATCTATGACGGGGCGGGCTATAAGTTCGACCAGGTCATGTTGGACGGCAAGATGCATCTGATCTGCCAAGAGGCCGATGTGGCCTGTATTGAATCAAGTAGTTAGGTGACACAGTGGCTAGTCGTGCCGGCATCCCCAACAAAGCGGGTGCGCAGGTCAAAGAGAACATTCTCGCCGTCTTCAACCGCATCGGCGGGACCAACAAGATGGCCCAATGGGCTGAACGGAACCTGACGGAGTTCTATCGCCTATATGCCCGCCTCATGCCAACGGTAATGGTGGGCGACTTCACATTCCGTAGGGCTGAGGAACTGAGTGACGACGAACTCGCTGATATCGCCACAGGACGCAGCAAAGCATCTCCTGCTGCGACGACAGGCGAGACAGAACCTAGCCCCGTACATTGAATATCTTGATTTGGGGATCGCCCCGGCTCGGCACCACCGCCTGCTAATAGAGCATCTAGAGGCCGTAGACCGGGGGGATCTCCAAAGACTCATGGTGCTAATGCCACCGGGGTCTGCCAAGAGCACGTATGCAAGCGTGCTGTTCCCCCCCTGGTTCATGGGGCGGCATCCCGAGGCAACCCTGCTGGGCGTATCCAATGCCACCACTCTTGCTGAGAGGTTTAGCCGGCGCGCTCGCAATATTGTGTCTAGCGAGCGCTTTAGGACTCTGTTCGGCTTCGGTTGCTCTGAGGATGCGCAAGCCGCGGGGAGCTGGGAGACCGAAAGGGGCGGGGAGTTCTTTGCCGCAGGTATTGGATCCTCGATCACCGGCCGGCGTGCAGATGGCGGCCTTATTGATGACCCGGTTAAGTCGCGCGAGGAAGCGGACTCAGAACGCATCCGCGAGAAACATTGGGACTGGTACATCAACGAGTTCACGACGCGCCTGAAGCCCCACGCATGGCAGATCCTCATCCAGACACGCTGGCATGAGGATGACCTGGGCGGACGGATCCTAGAGCGCGAGGCGAACCGCTGGGCGGTGTTGAAGATCCCCATGGAAGCGCTCCCCAATGATCCTTTGGGTAGAGCGGCAGGCGAAAGGTTGTGGCCCGAATGGTTCACCGACGACATGGTTGCGCAGGCCAAGCTCGATACGCGCTCCTGGAATGCGCTCTACCAACAGGATCCGGTACCCGACGAAGGTGAGTACTTCCGCCGTGAGGACTTTGGTGAGTATGTTGAGCGACCCCAGCACCTCCACATCTACGGCGCCAGCGACTACGCCGTCACCGAAGGAGGAGGGGATTATTCTGAGCACGGCGTATTCGGGCTGGACCCGAACGGCGATCTGTACGTTCTTGATTGGTGGTACGGACAGACTAAATCGGATGTATGGATTGAAAAGCAATGCGACCTGATCCTGCAGTACTCGCCCCTGATCTGGTTCGGTGAGTCGGGCGTGATCAAGAAAGCTATTGAGCCGTATCTGAAGCGGCGCATGGAGGAGCGTGAAGCCTTCTGCCGCCTCGAATGGCTCCCGAGCATCGAGGACAAGGAGATCAGGGCACGCCCGTTCCAGGCTCGCAGCGCCATGGGAAAGGTCCATTTCCCCAAAGTCAGCGGGTGGAAGCAGCACGTGTTCAGCCAGCTGATGCGCTTCCCCGCGGGCAAGCTCGATGATGCCGTGGACGTATGCACGCTCTTGGGTCGTGGGCTTGAGTTTGCCCGTACGCCCGCGATGCCCGCCAAAAAGGTTGAACCGATTCGCCGGCAGGGCTGGGCGTTTTGAAGACTGAGGCCGAGAGTCAGCGGGACAAGGACGCCCAGACCGACAAGGAGATATTTGACGAGGCCAAGGACTTTCTGGCCCTCTGCGTTGATGCGGAAAGCGGGAATCGTGCGCGTGCTATTGAGGCGCTGCGCTTCAGGGACGGGGACCAGTGGCCGCAGGCACTCTTTAGCCAAAGACAGCTGGACGGGCGTTTAAGCCTCACGATCAATCATACGAATACGTTTGTTTCGCGCGTTGAGAACGCGATGAAGCAGCAGCGCCCGCGTATCAAGGTGCATCCGGTCGGGGATGCGGACGTGGAGAAGGCGCGCATTATCAATGGCGTCACCCGCCACATCGAGAATCGCAGTAACGCCTCGATTGCGTATGACGCGGGCGGCTCGAGCGCGCTCACCATCGGCTGGGGCTATTGGAGACTCATCCCCGAATACATACGCCCTGACAGCTTCGACCAGGAGCTGCGCATTACCCCGATCCCCAATGCATTCACGGTCTACCGGGATCCGGGCAGCATCATGCCGGACGGGTCGGATTCCATGCGTTATCTCGTCACTGAGAAGATCAAGCGCAGGAAGTACCGCCAGCTTTATCCCGGGGCCAAGAATGCCCAATGGCTTTCGGGCGGGCCTGGCGATGACGATGTGGATTGGGAAACGAGCGATGAGATTCGCCTGGCTGAATATTTCCGCATCATCGAAAAGCCCGAGCGGCTGTTCAAGATGGTGGGCGGCTCTACGCGGTTTGAGTCGGACTTCGCGCCCGGCGTACTCGCTACCGCGCTGAAGCGCCCCCAGGACCATGGGTTCGCCATGGAGGGCGCCAAGGCGTTTGAACGTCAAAGCGCCAAACGTCAGGTGCAGTGGTTCAGGATCAACGGGCGCGAGATCGTTGACCGACGCGATCTTCCCGGCGAACACATTCCCATCGTGGCCGTAGAGGGCAATACCCTCGATATCAACGGCAAGCGCTCGCGCAAGGGCATGGTGAGCGACATGATGGAGCCCGGTAGAATGGTCAACTACTGGGAGACGATGAAGACCGAGCGCCTGGCGCTCACGCCCAAAGCCGAATGGACGGCCTACGAGTCGGTCATCGAGGGCCATTCTGAGTGGCATGACGCGAATCAGAAGTCTTATTCGGTGCTGGTGGGCAAGGCCGTACAGGGCCCGAACGGGGAGACATTACCCCTCCCCACCAAGACTCAGCCCGCGGGGGTTGAGGCGGGGTTCTCTGAGGCCATGCAGAGCGCCTATAGCGCACTCATGGCAATCGCCGGCATGCCAAACGAGCCGGGGCAGGATAAGCGCGGGGAAGTGGTCTCTGGTGTTGCGCTGCGCGAACGGCGCGACCTCGCGGACGTCACCCACTTCCAGTATTACGACAATGTGACGGTGTCGATTGCCTTTACCGGCAAGCTGATCCTTGAGTGGATCCCGCACATCTACAACACCCAGCGAATGCAGAGAATCATCGGGGAGGACGGCGTCCCCGAGATGGTGCAGATCAACGCGCCCAACCCCGATCAGGAGGCGGAGGACAAGATCCTCAACGATCTGACCGTCGGTGAGTACGACATCGTCATGGATACGGGGCCTGGCTACGAGACCAAGCGTCAGGAAGCCATGGCCGCAATGACGGATCTCATGAAAACACCGATGGCTGAGGTAGTGGTGAAGACCTCGCCCGATGTGGTCCTGCGTAATATGGACTTTGAGGGCGCGGAGGAGATGGCGAATAGAGCCCTCCCGCTCTCGCCCGAGGGCATGGACAAGGCGATCAAGGAACTGCCCAAGAACGCTCAGGCCATTGTTACCGCGCTCCAGCAGCAGCTCAAGAACACCACGGACGCCTTGCAGCACGCGCAGCTTGAGCTGAAATACAAGACCTCCACGGAGCTTGGCTGGATGCATGTCGAGCGCGAGAAGTCGCACCTCCAGGCGGAGACCAAGGTCCACGACACGCAGATTAAGGCCGATACGTCGATCAAGACTGCAGAAATCAGTGCGGGTGCGCAGCTACTCAACGCCCATGTCGAGGCGGAACACGAGAAGGCTGCAGCCCGAGAAATGCTCAAACACGCGGCGCAAGCCGAGGGATCAGCATGAGTCATACGATGACGAACGAAACACTTGCCAGCTTAATCCGCCAGCGAGCCGCGTCTCCTTGGGAGGCTGCAAGAGCCACGGAACTGGTCACCGCCCAAGCATCTGGCGCCTGTACGTGCCCTCACTGCGGGCACAACGTACCACAGCAATGCCTGGCCCCGGGGCACTTCATGTGCTCGCGTTGTAACAAAGACTACCGACCCTAACCCATTGAGGATTTGACATGTCTAATTTCGCTGATGAGCACAAGTGCGATTGTGGCAAAGGCCACTATATTTACCTCGGCCACGATGAGCAGCGCTGCAACGTCTGCAACAAGCGCCGGCCCGGCACCCGCACGGTCATGGATCAGTTCGGCAAGCACCCCAGCGGCAAATCTGAAGCCGAGCTGAACGCCGACATCGTCTAAGTTTCCCCGCACGTAGGCGGATCCCTACGAGTAAGGCGCTTTATTGCGCAGGATGAGCTATGTCCCAGACAGTCGTTGACTCCACCAACCAAGTCCAATTTGCCGAAACCGGGAAGGTTGAGCCTCCAAAAGAGGAAGTGAAGGCCGAAGAGGTCAAGGTTGAGGAGGTCAAGGAACCCGAGAAGTCCGACGATGATGACCTGCCCGAGCGGGTCAAGAAGATCATCGGCAAGAAACATCGGGCGATGAAGGAGGCGGAGGAGTTTGCCCAGGAGCAATTCTTCGCCAGACGCGCGCTAGAGAAAGAGCTAGAGCAGCGTGAAGCGCGAATTCGCGAGTTTGAGGCCCAGTCAGCGCCGAAGGTCGAGGAGGACAAACCTCCTGCCCAAGCTGATTACCCCGATGCCGAGAAGTATTGGGACGCAAAGATCAAGTACGAAGCTAACAAGGCCGTCAAGGCAGACCGGGAAGTACGGGCTAGAGAGCAGGCAGAAGCCGCGAGAGAGGCCGCCGAGGCCGACTTTCGTTCGCGACTGAAGGCATCCGCGGCTGAGTTCCCGGATTGGGAAAGTGTGGTTGAAGCCGCTGCGGGCACTGCTGATGAAGCACGTCTGTCGGCGGACATCACCCAGTACGTGAAGGAATCCGAACATCCTGCGCGGTTGCTGTACTACTTTGCGAGTAACCCCGAAGTTCTGGCAGAGCTTAACGCGCTGTCGCCCCACAAGGCGGTAGCCAGAGTGGGTCAATTGGAAGTGGCTTTGAGTCAGAAGGCTCCGAAAGAGCCGGCGAAAGAGGAGGCCAAGACACCGGCCCCTCAAGCGAAGCCCGCACCGAAGACCCCTGAACCAATAACGCCTATACCCGCTGGTGGCTCTACGCCAGTGCATAAAGATCTGCGCGACATGACAACCCGGGAAACGATTGAGTACTGGGAAGCGCGCGATCGTGCCCGAGCGCATAAGCGCCAGCGACACTAACTGTAAGGAATTATCCCTTTGTCGAATCAGCTGCTCACAATCAGTATGATTACTAACACCGCGTTGCCGGTGCTCAGTAACAATACGATTCTGACGGACAAGTTTAACCGTCAGTATTCGGACGAGTACGCCCGCAAGGACGCCAAGATCGGCGCCACTGTGAACGTACGCCGCCCGCCCCGGTACTTCGGTACCTTTGGCCCCGCGCTCAATGTTGAGCCGTCAGTCGAGACCTACGTTCCCGTGTCGTTGCTGTACCAGTTCCATGTGGACGTGCAGTTCAACACCGTGAACATGCTGCTTGACATTTCGTCCTTCAAAGAGCGATTCATCAAGCCCGCCTGCGTTGCTGTGGGTAACCGCATTGACTCGGATGGCGCTTACTTCGCTTACCAGAACACCGCCCTCACGGGTGGCGTGTTTGGTACGGCGCCGACCTCGTACAAGGCGTTTTCGGACGCCCGCGCGACGATGGTGCTCGAGGGTGCGCCTCGGGATCAGACCCCGTGCGTCGTTCTTGACCCGCTCTCGATGTCGTCCATGACGGACTCGCAGAAGGGGCTCTTTAACCCCCAGGCGACTCTGTCGGACAACTATGAGGAAGGTCTGATTGCCCGCAAGACGGCCGGGTTTGACTGGTTCGAAGACCAGAACATCCCGACCTTCACTACGGGGGCTTATGGTACGTCCACGCCAGTGCTGGCGGGTGGTACCGCGCCCACGGGCGGAACGGCACTCCTGACCTCTGGTTGGGCGCAGAACGGGACATTCGCTACCTCCGGCTGGCAGAACTCGACCGCGGTTGTGACCGTGGGCGACGTGCTGCAGATCAAGGGCGTGTATCCGGTCAACCCGCAGAACCGCGGGCAGTACGGCAAGGCGCTCAAGCAGTTCGTGGTCATTCCGCCAGCGGGGTATGCCCCGATGTCGGGTGCTGCGGTTGCGGGTGGTCCGCAGTTCAATGCGGCAACTCTGGCGAATGGTACGTTCAACGCGACAACGGGCGTATATACGTCCAAGAGCGATGGCACGCTGACGATCTCGGTGTCTGAATGCCTTATTTCTGGCGGACAGTTCCAGAACGTGACCGTTGCCCCGGTATCGCCATTCAATATCTTTGTGAATGGTGGGACCACGACCACGGTATCAGGTGCGGCCTCGGTCGCAAGTCCGCAGGGCCTTGCGTTCTATCGCGATGCATATGCACTGGCATTTGCCGACCTTCCGCTGCCGCGTACGGCGGTCGAGGCGTCCCGCGCGTTTGATGAGGAACTGGGCATGTCGATCCGTATTGCTACGCAGTACACGATCAACAATGACGCAGAACCGACGCGCATGGACGTTCTGTATGGGTTTGCCTCGTTGTACCGGCAGCTCGGCTATCGGATAGCCGGTTAAGGAGTAATACAACATGGCATTTCCTACTGTAACTAACGTCAATGGAAGCAACACGGGCCCGAACTCGGCAGTCCTGCCGGACACGGTCCAGTTGCCTGTCGGTAATCTGTGGAAAGTCGGCCAGTTCGCCCTCACCCTGTCGCCCGTTGCGGTTGCAGGCACTACGGCGGCTGAGCAGACCTTTGCCGCGACCGGCATCGGCCTTATCGTCGGTGATGTGGTGCTGGTCCAGAAGCCCACCTCGCAGGCGGGTCTGGTGATCGGCGGCTCTCGCGTGAGCGCTGCGGATACCCTGGCCATCAACTTCGGCAACTGCACGGGCGCCACCATTACACCGACCGCAAGTGAGGTGTATACGGTGACCGTCCTGCGTATCCAGCCGAACTGGACTGCGCCGGCCTCGGGTAGTCAGATCGACTGGTAATGGAAGTCCTGGTCGGCACACCGACTTACGACAAGAAACTCTCAGTCGATTACGTACATTCGATCATTCCGACCGTACAGGAACTTGCGCGTCAGGGCGTGAACCTTCAGTGGTACGCCGTTGCCGGGAATTGCTTCATAGATCGGGCCAGAAACTCGATTGTGCATCACTTCCTGCACCACACGGACTGCACGGACCTGTTGTTCATTGATGCGGATGTCGGCTGGGATTGGAAAGCCGTAACCAGGGTGCTCTCCCACGATGTGGATATCGTGGGGGGCTTGGTGCCGAAAAGGGCTGTCGATAACGATGCGGAGTATCACCAGAACTCGATCACTGGGGTGATACACAAGGGTCTTTTTGAGACCTGGGAGATCCCGACCGCATTTGTGAGGATCAGGCGCGGGGTATTTTCAGCGATTGACGCTGCATATCCCGCGCTTTCTCGCGCCGATAATGTCTCGAAACACATCCCGTACTTCCAGACCGGGATTACCGACGGCGGATTTTTAGGAGAAGACATCCGATTCTGCCGGCGCTGGCGCGAGATGGGCAACAAGGTCTGGGTGGACCCCGACATAGAGTTCT